AGTCCGGCTTTCTGGTATGCCTTGCGAAGTTTGATCGCATTTTCTGCCTTCGCCTTGTTGTAGTAAAACGCCCTGGCGATTGCATAGCCGCCCCAGCATACCGGAATTACATAACAGAAGAACGTCACGTCAAGCCCCTTCCAGGTGAAAAACAGTCCGAAGGCGGTAATGATCCAACATTCGATTTTTGCTTCCGTCAGGATTTTCTTTGAAAACTCCGGCGGCCGCTTCCTTCTGCGTCTTCTTCTCACGTTTCCCGGCTCCTTTCTTAAACTCCGGCGCCCATGCGAATAGCGAAGACGACGGCGCCGACGACGATTGTTATAATAGTGGCGGCAATCGTCCGCGTCAGCCACTTATTCGCGTCTTCCAGATCTGAAATTCTCTTTTCCGCGTCCTGAACGTCGTCTTTTAACTGAATGATGTCTTTTTCGTTTTCATAGGTCTTCGCTTTCGCGTTGTTGTAGCCGTCAAGTTTTCCTTCAATCGCAATCAGACGATCAAGAACTTCCCTTTCAAAAGATAATTCCGACATAGACAAGCCCCCTTTCTTAAAATTTAGACAATAAAAAATAACCGGCCTATCCGGTTACAAATTGTTGAATATTCGGAAGGAAAATTCGTCTATAATTTTTCTTAACAGATTTCCGGCCGTGAAATGCTGTATCAGGCCGAAATAACTTTGCATTGTATTGTTGACCTTTTCAAAGGTTATCTTCCCAGCTTCAAAAAGTCCTTTTATAAACTTCATGCGGCGGAACATACGCTTTCGCGTACTCTTTCGCATAACGATCTTTTTCGCCGTGATCTGCGCCCCGACGAACGTAACCGGAAGCCAGGCCGGGCGAATACAGGTCTTTTTATTTAATTCAAGGTGAAGTTCTTCGTCAAGGAACCGTTCGATCTCTGCCAGTATTTGAAACAATTCGTTTTTATCCGGCCAAAGAATAATAATGTCGTCCATGTACCGGATATAATAACGGATATGTAAATCATGTTTGCAAAACTGATCTAATTCGTTTAAGTAAATATTAGCGAACATTTGAGAAGTCAAGTTCCCGATCGGCATACCCCTATTGTAAATCCAGTCTTCTTGTTTGCATAATTCCGGTTGCACGCCAGCCGGAAGGCCGAAGGCCGTGTCTTCACAATTTATCAGTTTATACAGATCCCGAAGAATAAGTTCGTCTTTTATGTGCCTTGAAAGAATCTTCATCAGGACTTCATGATCCACGCGGTAAAAATATTTTGCTATATCCAATTTAAGCACATACCACTTTTTAGAACTCCTGGAAGCCTTACGAAGCCACGTTTGAAGCTGTTCCCTCGCCTTTGTGGTTCCCTTCCCGACGCGGCAACCGTAACTATGCGTTATGAACTGCCGGTCAAACAACGGGTTTAATTTCTGGTAATACGCCCATTGTACGACGCGATCGGGATATGATAAAGCCATGACGATCCGCGGCTTCGGTTCAAAGATTTTCTTCTTTCGGTACTTCCCTACATGATAGGACGATTCCAGGGGATTTCCCGGAACCCCGTCTTTCGGGAAATAGGTTAATTTGTTATGAAGATCGATCAATTCGTCTTCCCTATGCGCTTCAAAGGCAAGATTTTCGTCGCGGTAATGTTTACTTTGCGAAGCGTTTTTATGCCCTTCCAGCAAGTTTCCGAAGTCGATCACTTCTTCGTGTGTCACATCGAAAGTTTTCAATAGCCTTTTCCCTTTCTATGTTTTACCGTCTGTATGCCAGTACAGACGGGACTTGCGCCCAGGCTTTCGGCCGAAGGCGCGGCGCTATCCGTTACACCCTTCTAGCCCTTCCCTTTCAGCCCTGGCCGGCTTCTAGTTCGGTACTAACTGCATTGATAGCGGCGTCAATTTTTCTGGCTTCGCCAGAACGGGGATAGATCCCTTTCCCTTTCATGCACTGTGAAAAGTCCGTAAACTTTCCCGTCTGGCTCAAAGGGTAAGCGGAAAAGAAGCCGATGTTCGTGTTCACGTTCGACCGGACGTTGTTCAAATTCAACGCGGAAGGCCCAGAGTTCGACGTGTTGTTGAAGCTGGCGCCCACGATCGGCAAGCGTTATTTGACCTATTCCCACCGGGAATATTATTTCCCGTTTGTTGTGTTGGTTTCCTTTTGTGACTTGATCCAGCCGCCCAGAAGCCGTCCTATTTCATTAAGCCTTTCGGAAATCAACTGATAACGCTTTTCATCAATAAATCTCATATCATACGAAAGATCGTTAAAAAGCCGAAGAAGTTCAAGCTGGACGTCGGCGTCTTGAAGCGTAGTCTTTTTGTAATACTTCTTATGCGCCGTGATAATGTAAATCAGGAATTGAAATAAACATTTCTTATAGTCCGAAACGAACCCTAGCTTTTCACTCCTGGGATATTTCACCCACGAAGTATATAAATATTTCATAGCGTCTTTCGTTTTCTGCAATATAATCAAGCCGCTTCTTTGATCCCGTCCTTCGTCGGTTTCAGGATTGCCGCGCGGCCGATCATCATATCTTCTTTGTTGTCCCACTTGTCAGGTTCCTTTCTGTTTCCAAAAACAAAGGGGCTACTATCGTAGCCCCTAACAGATTTACAGTTTTCAGATTACAGATTCCAACTCCATAAAAGCGGAAAAGAAGCCGATGCACGTGTTCACGCGCGACCGGACGTTGTACAAAGACAACGCGGAAGGCCCAGAGTGCGACGTGTGGAGGAAGCTGGCGCCCACGATCGGCAAGCGCTCGCCTTCGGTATTGATCCAGAATCCGCCGCTATGCGTTACGCCAGTTTTTGGTGCAAGCATTAACTCATACAGAATTTCGGGGATCGTCACGCCGGAAGCGGCGGCCAGGCTTCCGAAATTCGACGTGCTGTTTGTTCCGGCGCCGCCCGTTGCGGTTGCGATCTTTAAGTCCTTTGTATATTTCAGCGTTCCGGACGTCCCAGGCTCCACAAGTGCGCCCGTGGGAAGAATAGCCTTCCAGTAAGTGCTTGCGTCCGTGTGTGCGACCTGTTTTGCGGCCAGGTTCCCGACGAAGATCTGAATTTCTCCGTCCTTAATACGAATACCGGAACCCCATTTCCAGACGTTTCCCACCCAGTCGGCGATTCCGTTCCTTGTCCCGTCATGGAACCACGTCGCCGGGCCGGATCCCGTCGCCGTCCTGGTTGTGCGCCGTCCGCCGCTTCCGTCGCTTTCGTCTGCGGTCTGCTCTCCGGCTTCGTATGTGTGGGAATGACTTTTCCCGTACTGCGTATTTCCGCGCGGAACAAAACCGCTTTTATAGATTAAGTGGTTAATGACAGCGCGTTCGGGAATACTCATCAGGTGGAAGCCGGCGCCCTTTGCATTACAAGCCGCGTGTGAAGCGTCATAGTCAATCACCGCCGCCGGATCCATGCCGAGCCAGGAATAAGCGCGGCCGTTGATGATACAGTTTAAAAACTTACTCATAAAGAACCGCTTGTATTCCACATCATCGACAACGAAGGCGGAATGTGTCTTCTGGCTTCCGCCTTCGTACAACTGCGCGTTTGTGCGCTTGTTGATCGGGATCATGAAGGAAGGAAGATTCGCGTTATCCTGGATCACGGTACACCCGAAGCCGGTCAACCCTTCCGTTGCAAATTTTAAGCTGTCAAAATTGTAACTTTTCATTTTAGAATACACCTTCTTTCAGGGCGAACAAAGTCACTGTCACATTCTCCATAGAAAACGGAAGCGGTTCGCGTTTTGTGATTGTTTTGTTGAAATATCCGGCGCCGGTGTCGTCGTCCTCTGCCGGCTCCACATAATCAGGATTCGGAACTTCCGTTTCGTCGTATTTCCTGGCCGGAATGTCTACCTGGGCCACGTAATAAGCGCCGGCGCCGGTATTCAGGCGCCCGAAGGCGTCCGAAGTAATGTCGATATGGACGTCGTGATCCGCTTCGCTCTTTTTCAGGTTCAGCATGATCTGATCGTCGAAATTGATCCAGGTTCCCGATTCTTCATAGTGAATCTTCGGGCCTTCGTTTGCTTCGATAATTTTCATCGCGTTATACCTACCTCTCTTTTTACTTCGTTCATTCTGGCGTTGATTTCCTCTGCATACTCCCGATTCAGCCGATCGGAATTTTCAGGGGAACCGCCGCCAAACTGCCGTAAAATATTAGCTTCCTGGGCGCGTCGTTCGTCTGATTTAACAATTATGCCAACCATTAGTACAAGCCCCCTATCACATGAAGTTTCAAGGTCACGTTTTTAGCGCTCCCTGAATAGCATACCTTGAAGGCGTTCAAGGCTTTTCCGTACACTTCGACGTTTTCGACCGGGCCGTCAGCTTCGATAATCTCCGTTTCGACCGTATAATCGGAATTATTCGCCGGGCGCGGAAGTGTAACCGTTTTTTCGGCGCTTGTCGCCGGATATTTCATTGTGTTTTTAAGATCGACCGTCAAAATCTGGCCGCGCACATCGTCAAGCGATTCCTGGACTAACCGAAGATTCATTGACACGAACCCAACAATCAGGGCATTTTCCAGAACTCCGAAATCCATGTTTCCGAAGTTCCTTTTGCTCTGTTGTGTGCCTTTTTTCTCGACTTCGCCAGGCGCCGGCGCCCAGTTATACAGACCGTTCCCCAGGCTTTCAACGGATACGCGCCGGGGATACTGGACGATACGATCTTCCCAAAATACCGGGATATACATTTTTCTTCACCTTCCCTTCTAACTCTTTGCCGAAGACTGGAAGATTTTCAGGGTATAGCGGTACTGAATCCCTTCGTCAAATTCCGCCTTGTTTAAATTCTCATTTCCGCCGGCCCACATAAAGCCGTCCCGATGATAAAAGCGGATCCCGTTGATTTCGTCCGGCGCTTCGTTATCGAACATTACATAGATAGCGACGCGGCCGTCCGGTAATGTTTCCACCTTTTCGATCGGGATTTTCG